TACATACTATCCAATACGCATTCAGTTTGGCAACGGACCAACGGGTCCTGGAGAGTTGTTTGCAAGTTATGCTCACTCAGGACAGGCCAAGACACAGACCTGGACTGGCAAAGTGTTCTACAACACAGCCACCAACGGATTCTAATGTACAGAAAATATATCAACATCGTTGAAGCAGCTAACAAAGGCTGTCCTATTGCCACATACGACATCGATGTCAACCTAAAGAATCGTCAGAAGGCCATAGATGCGTATCACTACGGTCCAGCCAATCCTGATGAGCCAGAATCATATTGGAAGGACGCTGCCAAGCGATGGAACATCACAGAAAAGACTGCCAGGACAATGCTGTGTGGCAACTGTGCGGCTTTTGATGTATCAGACAAGATGTGGTCTTGTATCGAAGATGGCATCAAAGGCGACAGCAAAGAGGTTGATGCTATGGCTACCATACACAAGGCGGACCTGGGCTACTGTAACTTTCATGCCTTTAAGTGTGCTGGAAGTCGTTCGTGCACCTCGTGGGTCACAGGTGGCGCCATAGATAACAAAGACCGAACAGAATAGCAGCGAACTGACAGGAGCGGAATCAACGTGTTCAAGCGTCACAACACAAATCTTAGAAGTGATGCTGTTTGTCTAAACGTAGTCAACGATCTAACTCCCGCAGACTTTCAATACTACGACAAAGATGGATTTGAATTAAACATCGCTGAACAGAAATACTATCGTGCCGCAGGGCATCCCATACACCACCCAATATTAAATCACACCTGCTATCAAGAACCTTGGTTTGCTCTTGAGCGTGATGACCTTGGCTTGATACTAGATCACAGTCTTATTCTGCATCGCTGCAACTACAATGGTGCAGCATTAGATCAACTGCGTGAACTACAACACACTATACCGTTGGCACAACAGTTGATCAATACAATTCCTAAATGGGGATTTGACTTTGATCTAAATGCCATAGCCGCCGACGGCACAGTCTACGAAGTCTTACACGTAGAATACGACAGCAGAGACTACGAAACATTTAAGAATCACATGCTGGATTTCAGCTACAAAGTGCGGCACACAGACTGGATCGCTGTGGCTGAAACAGTTTGGGATCGTAGAGTAGAGTGGCAGGATCTAAAAGGATTTGAACAAAACCACTGGCGAGCACAGGAAATACTCAATTGGCCAAAGGCTGAATATCTAGAAAAAGCCAACTAAATAACTGATAACTTTATTATAAGGCAGTACCAATGCGTAAACTACTACTATTATTATTAATTCCTTTTGCAGCACTAGCGAACCCAATCGACGATCAATGCCCACAGCACGTTTTACGTGGAGCACCTATAAGTCCTATTGCAGCAAACACACAGTATCTTTGTAAAACCAATTATGCTATTCACTATAGGTACGATACTAAAACAGCAGAGTACGTTGTACAACACGTTACCCTACAATCTATTTCAGGGCCGGCTAAACGCAAAGATGATTTTAGAGCGGATCCGGCTATTCCTAAACAACACCAATCACTATTGTCTGACTATGCTGGATTTCCGTTTGACCGTGGTCATCTAAGCCCAGGCGCAGATAACACTATCAATGATGAAATCATGAGCGAAAGTTTCTTCTTAAGCAATATGGTTCCACAAGTTCCTAATCATAATCGTGGTATTTGGAAACAGCTTGAAACGTTTGTACGTAACTGGGTAGCAGAAGGCAAAGATATCTATGTGGTGTCAGGCACGATCTATGCACCAGGATATCAAACTATTGGTGCAAACAAAGTAGGTATTCCTACACACATGTGGAAAGTTATTGTAGATCGTAAGAGCAGCAAGTCTATCGCGTTCTTGTTACCAAATGCTCCTTTATCTGTAGCAGATTTACCTAAGTATGCAACATCAATCGATGCCGTTGAAAAAGCAACAGGCATTAACTTTATGCCACAGCTAACACAAGCGCAGGAAGGTAAACTCGAGACGGGTATAAATCTTGCAGATTGGTCAGGACTACAATAAATATACAATGCGCCCAGAAACCTTAAAATTATTTGCCCAATTTTGTGAATCATTCTTGCCCGAAGCCAGTTCTTCTATGGCTGTCATCCAGCAACACCCCGGTGGCAAAGATGTTATACAAAAATTACACAAAGATCAAAAACTTGGACATGATATTAACTATCAATCCGTTCCTAAGATTAGCTGGAGTGAATTAAAAGACAGCTATCGTGGCGCTTGGGTTATTATCCAAGGCGATCGAGGCACAGGTGCTATCAAAGCGTCAGGCGGTAATACCGGAGATTATTTTGCTGTAGCCAGTGCAGGCGGTGAAGCTCGCAGTATGAATGATAGTCGTGGCGGCAATGTATTAGATTTCCTTAAAGGTGAAATTGGTGCTTTACGTAAATTCTACGTAGGCAAGAACACTACAGTAGTTGGCGATAAACAACGCAAACGTGCTGATGCAAAAGTAGGGACTGACACTACAATCAGCAAAGAAAAACTAATTAAAAAATTCAAACCTTTATGGGCTAAAGCTATCACAGCAGCCATTGCCGATATCAAAGGACACGTAGCTAATCAAATCAAGAACGATGCATTTGATAAAGCTAAACGTAAACTAGATCACATAGAACAACTACAGCAAGGATTAGAAGCTATTGAAGCTGGGTCTGGTGAGGTTCCAGGATTTATCGAAAGTGCTGTTAATACAGCGATATTAATGGCAGCAGCACATCACTATCCAGAACAAACCGGAGACATTACAAAAAGCTACGGTCGCAGTTATAGCTCAACAAATTCAGAAGGTCCGCAACTATTGCTTAAAGATATTTCAGCAGGCGATACATCTAAATTAGGAACCATCCTATCATTCTTTAAGAGGAGTTTGATCTCAGGATGAAACTAAAACAAATTATTATTGAGGCTAACGTAGCCGCAAAGATTAAAGATCCTAAAACTATTAAAATGTTAGGTATTGCTATGCGCCATGATAGTTCACTACCTAAAGCATCTATTGCTAAGTTAGGACCTAAACCAGATGACAATAGCATTTTAGCTCTGTGGAGCGAGATGCTTGACAAGTCGTTACGTTCAACAGACTACGGTGACCTATCAGCAGACGGTAAGTTTGATGAGTGGCTTACAAGATTATACATTAACGGCGCAGCTGACTACGAAGATATCAACGGTGAAGGTGGTGATGCTCTTGGCGCTTGGAAAGCTCTAAGTACTCGCGGCAAACTAAAAGAAGTACATCAAGACTTTAACAGATTTAAGAACTTAAGACAGATACAGCAGATAGTTCGTGATCGTGATTATCAAAGCGAACTACGTCGTATTAAAGATGCCGAAGTTATTGAAAAACACAAACGTGAAAAGAAAGAAGTTACCTTAGTTGACAATGAACGTTTCTTAGTTGTAGTACCATTTAATTACGGTGCTTGCTATACTTTTAATAACAGCAACGGATATCAAGCAAACTTCTGTACAGGATCTAGTAGCGGACTAACATGGTTCCAACGTTATGCTCCAGACGGTCCTATTGTTAGTATCTACGACAAAGAAAATCCAGATAACAAAGACGGTAAGTGGCAAATGCATTTACCAACTAATCAATTACAAAACGGCGATCAAGACCGTCGTGGAGATATGAGATGGAACGATGAAAGATTTGCAGAACTGTTTCCGGGCTTAATGAAACAGATTGCAGATGGTATGTCTGCCAAAGCCGAAGAGATCAAAGAAGCCAGCAAGGATATCGCTAAAGACGGATATGATGTTGCAGCAGCAGTAGCAGACATTAAAAAGAAAGCACCGTTAAGTTATGCTTCTAAAATAGAAACAGATAAACCAGAAGCAGACCCAGAAGCAGAACAAGATACTAACGATGGTCCAGGTACCTACATTGTAACACAAACCGCATCAGGCAGAACTGCTCGTATTGAGGGCGAAAGTCGCCAAGATATCATTACCAAGTTGACCACACGCTATCCAGATAGTACAGAAGCAGATTATACTATCGAGAAAGCGCAAGCATAAGAACACCCTACCTTAGGACGTTATCGTTACTATGGGGTTGCCCGGCTGCTGGGCAGAGCGTTATGGGAGTCGTGCCCCGGAATGGCGTTTTGAAGTGAGCAATTTTATAAAGACTGTATGAAGATAGCATTGTTCTTGCATCAGCCTAAATGTTCAATAGAATCCGGCAACGGCATTCTCCAAGCACTCCAACCTTATCATACATTTAAGATATTCACCCGCTGGCATCTTGACGACGATTTCTTTGACGATGTAGATATGGTAGCAATTCCTGGTGGTATAGGAGATGCTGATAGCTTTGATCATCTGTTAGCACATAACGGACAACGCATCAAAGACTTTGTTGCACGTGGCGGAAAGTATTTAGGTATATGTATGGGAGCATATTGGGCTGCCCAAGACTACTTTAATATATTAGATAGTGTAGAAGCAGTACAGTACATTACTCGTCCTAATACAGATACTCGTAGACCGCATGCTAAAGCCATGTCTGTTACTTGGCAAGGACAACATGAAAACATGTACTTCTACGATGGATGTGCATTAGTAGGCGATACTACAAAATTCAAAACTGTAGCAACTTATGTCAATGGTGATCCTATGGCTATTATACAAAACAACATAGGGCTAATAGGATGTCATCCAGAAAGTCAACTTAGTTGGTATACTGAATATCACAGTTGGATGAAGCCGCACTATCACAACGGATATCATCATAAGTTACTACTAGATTTTGTTAATGATCTAGATAATAAATAAAATCATGGACACTATATTATACATTTTAATAATGACGCATATTACAATAGTTTGCGTCACATTATATCTACACAGAAATCAAGCGCACAGAGGAATTGAATTTAATCCGGTAGTAAGCCACTTTATGCGGCTGTGGCTATGGCTAACTACTGGCATGACTACTAAACAATGGGTAGCAGTGCATCGTAAGCATCATCAAAATACAGATGTAGAAGGAGATCCACATAGCCCGCATGTATACGGCATATGGCAACTAGTCTTTGGCGGAGTTAAGTATTATAATCAGGCTGGCAGAGATGCAAACATGGTAATGAAATACGGAGCAGGTACTCCTAAAGACTGGATTGAACGCAAACTTTATACACCTCACCATCGCCTTGGCATTCTTGTGATGCTAGTCATAGACTTATTGTTATTTGGGCCGTGGGGATTCTTAGTGTGGGCCGCACAAATGCTATGGATACCGTTTTGGGCCGCAGGCTTTATTAACGGAGTTGGACATTGGTGGGGATATCGTAATGGTGAAACCAAAGATCATTCACACAATGTCAGTCCCTGGGGTATATTAATCGGCGGTGAAGAACTACACAACAATCATCATTTAGATCCTGCTAATCCTAAACTAAGCCGTCGCTGGTTTGAATTTGATATTGGATGGATGTGGTTTAAGATATTTGAATTTTTAAGACTAGCCAAGCTACGCACATAAGAAAAAAGGACCCGAAGGTCCTTTTCTTTTACCACTATGTATTGCTCTATGAGCGTACTTTTATTTCTTCACGCCGTTATTAACAAATGAATACATTTTTTCGGCGGTTTCTAATACTTTATCCAAACCTGGAAATTCTGGCATACCAACTGTAGTAACGATCTGACCAGTCTTCTCATCACGAGTAGCTGTCATTTCCCAACCTTGGAACTTTGAGTGGAACTCATCGCTTAACATGCCCTTGGCCATATCCAAAATATCTGTACGAATTTCGTAGCCGTTTTTATTAAATTTAACTTCTGGTAGTTTTGGTGTAAATTCTGACATATTAAACTCCTGCTTTCTTGTAGATTGCATCACCAGCATTTTTAACTAATGCTTCAGCAATTGATAAAGTTGTTTTAACTTGACCCTTAGCGAACTCTGTCTGAGCATCAACTAATTTGATAAGGTCTGCTTGGAATTTCTTGTCAGTAACGAATGTACTAACGAACTGCTTTTTAGCGTCTTGAACGCTGTCAATGATTTGATTAAACATAATTTTTCCTTTGTGTGTGTATGTTTTACTTAAACAACAACCTTGCTGTCTAAGTATTATTATATATCTTTTTTGTTAAAAAAGCAACAAATATCCTGGCAAATTTAACCGAAGTTATCGTCTAGCAATATCTTGAGCTTCACGCCATTTGCCGTTACGAGCTAGGTGAGCAGCATAGTTAGCTTCTCCCATAGCGCATAAAAAACCCCAAATGCTGTTTAGAATAGTTTTCATAGATAATTCTCCTTGTGAGAGTAGTTAAACTCGTTAATGTAATTTTCGAGTTGGGCGGCATCGGTAATGCCTTTGTTGTTTAGATATAAATCTAAGCGAGTTTGATAAGAACTGTTTGGAAACATTTCAGCCAAGCGTTCTAAGATGGATAGCATCTTTTTTGATACTGCGTTCATGGTAGTTCCTCTGTAAGTGTGTGTAGATATATCTACTCAGTATTTATACTGAGTCAGTAAAAGAGCCACTGTTAGTGGCTCTCTTAGAGGGTACAACCTAGAATTACTGTGTTATTTGTTTTTCCAGATTGAATATAGCACCCAAACTGCTGCTAATCCAACAACACCTTCACCACCTAATGTTTTGATGATGCTAGTAACATTGCCGATAACATCAACAGCTGGTAAGAAAGGAACTGCTGCGCCTTTCAATAACACTTCTAACACGATTAAAAGTGCTAATAAGCTAACACCTGTGTCAGCTAGAGCTGCTGCCCATTTCTTTACTAAAGCTAAAACTTCCATTTTAAGACCTCCCTGATTGCTAACTAAAAATACCGTTAGTGATTTATTTAGAGTGATGCTATAATATATGTAATCAAACGGGCAAATTTTGAGCGGTTTTCCAGTTAAGTTAGCAGTAATTAGATAATGTTAGTATTTTCGATATGATTACATTTGGATTAAATACAACATCAGGAAAGGCATATGAAACTTAGAACAAGATCAATATTGCAGGAATTAAATGAGATTGCGGAAGTTCGCAACAAGGATGACCTATACGAAAGTAGGGCCACAAACATCATCAATTCTGCTATCAATCTATTAGAGAGCATTCATAAACACTATGACGCTGAATCAGCAGACGAGCTAGAGCGTAGGTTTATCAATGCCATCAAAGGATCCGACCCTACTAAATTTAGTCGTGGCATCCGTAGAGTAATAGAAACTCGCAAAGCCAACAAGAAACTATTGGAATCAAAAGATGAAGAGTAATGTATTACTAGAAGGTGGCAACGTATTCAAAGACGATGCTGGTTCAATCCTAACTGTTAGAATTAACAAGGCAGATGTTCTGCCTACGGTCCAATGGCTTGAAACAGTTACCGGTTTGGAACTAACAGATAATATGTTAGGCACTACAGGTAAGAAAGACACCTCAGGTGACTTAGATTTAGCTATCGATGCTAACGCGGTTGATAAAAATGAATTCGCTGCAAAACTAGCAGACTACATCACTAAGAAAGGTGGCAATCCTAAAGAATGGATTAAAAAGTCTGGGATCAGTGTACACTTCAAAACTCCTATCAAGGGTGACGAAAAGAACGGATATGTACAAAGCGACTTTATGTTTGGTGAGCCTAACTGGATGAAGTTTAGTCTACAAGGCGGTAAAGAAGGTAGCGAACTTAAAGGTGCGCACCGTCATATTATTCTAAGCAGTATTGCTAGAAACCGTGGAATGAAATGGTCAGCTAACAATGGATTAATGAGCGGCGATGGCAAAGAGTTAGTTTCTAAAGACGGAAACGAAATTGCTAAAAAACTACTAGGCCAAACAGCAACTATTAAAGATCTAGCAGACCCAGAAGCAATTATCGATTTTATTATCAAACTACCTAACTACGAAGAACTAGTTAAAGACGCTCGTGAAACCCTAGGCCGCGAAGGAATTAAACTTCCTGTTGCAGGCAAGGTAGAAAGTTTTGTTCCAGGATCAGGAGCATGGTTCCGTAAGATGATTGAGGTTGTAAAATGAGAGCATACGAATTATTAACTGAAGCAGTAAAACAACGACTTGATCCTAAGTGTTGGAAAGGATACAAGAAACAAGGCACCAAAGTTAAAGGCGGTGTACGTGTAAACAACTGTGTCAAAGAAGAGTTAGAAGAAGAATTTGATACTATTGAAGAAACAATTAATTACATAGCAGAATCAAACGGTGTTGATCCTGAAGTTGTTTGGGAAGATTTAGAAACGCTTACTGATGATGAACTATATGTATTTGCGTTCACACAAGAGCCAGTTACTGAAGATTGGCAAAAAGCCAACAAGAAAGACAAAACAGACGGCATGAGCAAGAAGGCCGTTAATGCCTATCGTAGAGAAAATCCAGGTAGTAAGTTAAAAACTGCTGTGACTACCAAACCCAGCAAATTAAAGAAAGGCAGTAAGTCTAGCAAACGTCGCAAGAGCTATTGCAGTCGCAGTAAAGGTCAGATGAAAATGCACAACATCAGCTGTGCCAAAACTCCAGATAAAGCAATCTGCAAAGCACGTCGTCGTTGGAATTGCTGATGCGAGCATTTGAATTTTTAACTGAAGCAGAAACACCAGCTCCTAAGAAAGTAGGACGTGAGTTTAATCACCTAGAAGATCTAGTGTTTACAGAGCCCAACGGCGGTAAGAAAGCGGTTGAGCTACTAAAAGGCATTGCCCAAGATGCAAAAGAAGTTAGTATCAAATGGGACGGCAATCCTACAGTCTATTGGGGACGTGAAGAAGATGGACAGTTCCGTATGGTGGGCAAGAACAACTGGGGACGTGAAGAAGGCAAAAGTTCTAGTCCTGAAGAATTAAAATCATTTATCATGAGTCGTGGCAAGGGTGAAGATTGGCGTGAGAAGTTTGCCAACGACATGGCCAGTTTGTGGCCAATATTTGAAGCAGCAACGCCTGCAGACTTCCAAGGATATGTTTACGGTGATATACTATTTCATCCAGGCAAACCTTATCAAGGTGGTGATGGCCGTATAAGTTTTACTCCTAACCAAACAACATATTCAGTACGTGGAACAAGTAATATAGGCCGTAAACTTGGCAAAGCTAAAATAGCTGTAGCTGTACACAAGCATCTAGATTATTTTGGTGATAAGAGTGGTGCACCCATTAGCGATGTTAGTGTGTTTAATAATACATCAGACCTAGTGGTGTTTGGACAGACTTATGTCAGCCATCAACCAGCTGTAAATGCAGACAATCTAGGTGCTATTGAAAAGCTAGTTAATACCAAATCTGGTGCTATTGATCAGTTCCTTGCTCCTGTTGCAGGTATGGGATATTTACAAGATACTATCTATACATTTGTTAACAATCAAAGCAAAACTAAACAACTAGAAAACATCAACTCAAAAGCATTCTTTGCTTGGATTGGATCTAATCCTACAAAACTTAAAAAGATTAGCGAACATAGCCAACGTCATCCAGGAGTAATAGATCTAGTGTTCCAGTTGGTTACAGAGCTTATGAAAGCCAAGGATGAAGTTATCCGTGAGCTTGATGCTGCCAAGGGCGATATAGAACAGCACACAGGTGGTAAACCTGGCGGAGAGGGCTATGTTTACAAGGACGCTAAACTAGTACCACGTGATCGTTGGACACCATTTAGAGCCGATTAACGCATCTAAGACTATAATTTTTTCCAAACCGGCTAAATAATATGCCGGTCCCGGAGCGGGATCATTGATCAAGGAGAAAATATCATGGCAGACTTAACATCTTTTGCACAAACCTACAGCAATGCAGGTTCTGCAATTACAACAGCTTACTTATCAGCTAACAACTACAAAACATCATCAACATACAGCAACTTTGGCACAAGAGCTTTAGTGTTCTACAAAATCGCTGGATACACTGGTGTTGAAGCTACAGCCGGTACATCAAATGGCGACTTGTCAGACATCCTACGTGGTGTTGCGCAATATGCAGAATTATATTACTCAACAGTTGACACTAACTTAGTTTATGTCGCTATTGCTGATAATACAAACAATGCACAAGCATCAAGCAACGCAAACGACATCGCTGGTTCAAGCACAACATTAGTTGGTCTTAAAGCAGCTATTGAAGCATCAGCTGGCGGAACAGCAACAGTAACAGTAGCAGCATTTGCTTAATTAAGAGGATAATATATCATGGCAGATTTATACACAAGAGTAGAAACAGTTAGCAATGCAGGCGCAACTGTAGCAACATACGGTGCTAACGCACTTAAACTAGTTGGTGACGGCGCAGCAGGCGTAGGCCCTTACACACGTTTTGGCACACGTCAAATCCAAGCAATTAAAATCGTTTCAGCAGCAGTTGACGAAACAACAACACCAGAAATCCAAGCTTCTAATTTACAGAAGATCGTAAATGCACTACAAGGATTTGGTGAAGTGTATTACGTTGGCGTTCCAGCTGCCAACTTCATTGTAGCGCACATGGCTTTAGATACAATGAATGCAGGCGGAAGAGGTGCTGATACATTTGGCGGTACAGCTGATACAGGTAACACAACTTACGAAAGTATGGAAACTGTTATCTCATTAGCATTAGGTCAAGCAGTTACTGATGTTACTGTAACATCAGTTACACTAACTGGCGGTACTTACGCTTAAGTAATTTCCTAGGGATGGGAAGGAAGAAGGGCGGAATTTATTTTCCGCTCTTTTTTTACCTCTATAAATAATAGCATGGCACGCTATCAAATAATAACTCTAGTAGATATCACAAGATCAAATCCCGATCGATCAGAAACAGACAAATTAAAAGCAGGGCAACAGGCTAACTTTAATAGTTTAATTCAAGCGATTGGATTACGAGCTAACGTTGAATGGGAAATAGATCCCAAGATGCACGATGGAAGATTGCCGCATCCTAGAAGTGGTAAAGCTAATCACTGGGTATGGGAATTTACTACTGAAAGGGATTATCTGTTTCAGAAAGATGATGATCCAGTAGGACTGTTACTAGACGACCTAGACGGTGTTCCAATAGTTGATCAACTAAATAATAGTATGGATATTAATCCAGCAGTATTCCAAACGCAAGGTGAAAAAACCAACACCTGGATATATGAATTGCGCGACATTGGATAAATACATATTACAAAGGCAAACCATTAGGCAGTTACTAACTTAGGCACATGGCTCGGAGCGAGCACTTGACTTAACATACAAGGAACATAAGCCATAATGGCCACAACTAAAGAAGCAGTCGCACAACTAGCGGCATTACCAGAGCGTGTAAGCGTACTAGAGACGCAGGTTGATAATATTAATGAAAAGCTACTTGACCTCAAAGCTGATGTCAAGGAAATGCACGACTGTTTAGATCAGACACGTGACCTACTTGCAGACAAGCTAGAAAAGATGCAAGATGAATATCGCAGCAACAGCAATAAGTATTTTGAACACGTAGACAAGCTACACGCAGAAGATCAAGCAAGTCATCAAGCATTAGACAACAAAATTAAAGAATTGGAAGCATTCAAAAACAAATGGATTTACATGACAGCAGGCGGCATTGCTGTACTAGGATTTGTAACAGGACACGCAGCATCATTGTCCAGCTTCTTTAAGTAACATTGAATACCTACTTAAATAAGGACCATAGGTCCTTTTTTTATGAGTAATATTTCTAAACGCTTAGAGCAGACTATACGCTCGGCAATCCAAAAAACACCAATTCTACCCATTAAAGTAGATGATGGTATTCTTGTTGGCGATGTTACTATAATTAGCGAAGGCGCTATTAAACATCTAAGACAGCACGGCAATTATACGTATATGGAAATCAGTCTAAATTGTGCAGCCATTCGCATAGCAAATCTGTTAGCCAGACGACAAAACCCAGTACTAGCTGATGACATCTACAGGGCTGATCAGGAGTACGGACGTTGGTTTATCGATAGCCAACATTTGCGAGCTCAGTATCAAAGAGCCCTTAACAATCAGGATTACGAACGTGCAGATACCCTTTGGTCTAAGTACTGTGAGAGCAGAGATCGCACCGCAGCAGCAAAGAAACGTGCAGAAACTTTAGCACAGTTCTGAATAAATATAACATATAATCTGGACCCATTAAAACTATGAGAACAACAGACCTTTTCAAAAGTAACAGAGATGCTAAAAGACTTAATGAAACTATTCAGAAAACTTTTGGCAAAAAGTTAAATCTTGAAACATTTGATTTACCACAACTTGAAGATGCCCGTAACAAACTTCGTACACAAGTTAGTCAAATCCGCGATGCAGCAGGATTTAACGAAAACTTAGAAAACGATGCATATACGCAAGCTCAATGGATGTTAGATGCAATCAACAGTGAAATTGCTGAACGTCAAGAATTTGTTGCTGACCCACATCAGGCTACTATAGAAGAAGGTGGTATGGATGAACTTGCTGCTGAATTAGGCAAAATTGCCAACGAAGAAGATTACGATAAACTATATGATTTATTAAGTGATGATGGTCCTATTGGCAAATATCTACAGGATCAGATTGAAGATATTACAGCTGAAACTGGTCTACATCCAAAAGACGATTTTGAACGTATTGAGCAAATGCTAATGGATCGTATTCAAGACGAATTCGCAGACTACGGATCAGGTTACGACGGCGATCGTGAAGATCCACATGGGTATGATGACGAAGGCGGTGAAACTGACGACAACTATGCTTTGGCGTCTGCGGGGTTCGGCTCAGACGAAGACTATGAAAGTATTGAAACAGAAGCATACATTAATAATGCAAAAGATGCTGTTAATATTTTAGCAGATCTTAGAAAACAATCTAAGATGGCCGAACTTGGACAAGGTGAGCCAGTTAGACCAAATCAATTGGTAAACGACCTATGGGACGTTATGCAATGGATTGAACATAACATGAAAGAATCAATGGAAACAGAATCAAAAAATACAGGAGATAATATGAGTAATCTAAGAGAAGGTGAAATCCAGCAAGCGTCTGCGATTGTCACAGCAAAAACAATGGTTGACAGAGTAGGTCGTTGGATTGAAGAACTTTCAGGTATGGAGAATGATACACTCC